TCTAATACAAATGATTCTTTACCTGCTATTACATTTTGTAATTCACCTTTAAATTCTTTATTTGCAGCCGCCATTGCTTTGGCTTGCTCGCTTCTTTCTTCAGGTGTAGCGTTTTTTAGATCTAATGTTACGTTTGCTTGTTTTAATTTACCAATAAAAATATTATCTATATTCATGGTTTTTAAACCACCTAGATCTAATCCTTTTAAAACATATCCCTTACCCGCACCAGGTGCACCTGCTAGGATAATAGCTTTAGGTGTATTTACTTGTTCAGTAAGTAGGTCATATAGTTTTATCATAAGGACTATTTATTATAAATATTAATGACTTTATATATTATACAATAATATTATCATTAAAGAAACGACGATAATCTCTTATTTGCTCAACAAGATACTCATCGATGTGACCTTTTTCAAGAAGGGATTGTAATTTATCATTGAATTCTTTTGTTGGTAAATAGTTGAATGTGTTGAATGTGTTTTGCATAACCTTTATTTTTAATTATTAATACAGGGTAAATATACGCTGAATTTCTAGGGTAGCCAAATTTTTACACGGTTCTCTTTACTGTAGTTTGAAATGAAGTTGTAGCTGGTTTGTGTTTTGGGTTTTCTAGATCAAATAAAGCTTTAACGTTTCCAAAAATATTTAAATTTTCTTCTTGTGTTCTAGGAGACTCATATATTTCCCAGTTTTTACCTTTTAAACGTTTTCCACTTTTATCTTCGCCCCTTGATTTAGATTTTAACCATAGTACACCTATACGGTCAGCTTTTTTACCAAAACATTCTTCATAACATTTAGCATAAACCGCACCTTGTAAGTCATATGTAGTTTGCAAGTGGTTTGATGTTTTAAAGTCAATAACCCATAATTCACCATCAATTTCACAAATACAATCTACAGTACCAGCTATTTTTAATTTATCTGAGAATAAATGGGTTTCTGTTTCAATTAAAGTTGGTTTATAGGTTTCCCAAAAGTCCACAAAACGTAAAAACATTTTCCAGATATCAGGGTGCATTGTAGGATTACCTTTTTCATTAAGAAAATTCATCTCTTTACCTTCGAAGTACTCTTCTATTAATTCGTGTACTTGGGTACCTTCTTCAGATGCTTTTTTAACAATCCAATCTGCACTATATCCCACTTTTTTAAGCCAATCTTCAAAATGGCGTCCTTTAGGATATGCTTGTAAAACATATGTTACAGATGGATAATATTCTCCATTACGTCTATAATAGCGTGAGTCCGGTAGTGTGATCTGTTTGTGGTCATCCGAGATCTCAAGGATCCGGGCATATTTCTTCTTAATCATAAAGCTAGTTTCCTTTCCAATAAACCAGAATAGGTAAGTGGTTGGGTAGTTTGAATTAATTTAGTGAAATTAACAAAGCCCATTTCACTCGGGTCTTTATCCTGTAAATCTACAAGATAGACTTCTTTACCTTCTGCCATTAGATTTTCACAAAAGCGTAAAGCTTGTTTAATTGCATCCTTATCTAATGCAATGTAAATTTTGTCTACAACTGAAGTAACTATTCGTTTCATTAAGCTACTTTGAATATTTTTTCCTAATAATGGTATAGCATTTCGTTTTATAGCAATAGCATCAAATAGTCCTTCACATATTACAATTGGTATATTCCAATTAATTAAATGTTCATTTGGAATTATATCTCTACTTACTGAAGGATTTCTATATTTTATATATGGTTCTTTTTCAAATGAACGGGCTGTAAAATAATTTATACTACCATCTTGATTATAAGTGGGAATAATAATCATGTTTTTATATTTCCCTTTTTTACAATAACCTATATTATATTTTAAAATATCGTATTTACTAATATTTCTACGTTTTAAATAGACCAATGCATGACGAGCAGATATATCGCTTAAATCACCAGTAGATAGACAAATGTATTCATTAGGTAATGCAATACTATATTCAACTTTAGTTTCTTTAATTGACTTAGAAGTTTTAACTAATGACTTTAATTCTGTAAACTTTTTAGCTTCTACTTTAAGTTGTTTGAATAGGTTATATATAGTAGTACCTCTAGCATTACAAGCCCAACAATGCCAAGGGTTTTTACCTTCGCGATTTTCTGTCAAATTAACCTCAAGCTTAGGTTTATGGTGATGACAGAAAGGGCAATGATAAGCATAGTTGTTTCGAGCAGTAGATTTGCCCGATCCTAATACAGAATTAACTAAGTTAACTAATAACTGATTTACCATACATGGTAATATACAAAACTAATCTTTGTTTTCAAAAATATCTTCAAAATCTACTTCAAAAAAATCTTTACTATAAAATTTTCCTAAAATATTATCATTAAAATATTCCTCAGGTTTTTCTAATACCTGATATATCATTTGGTATTGTACTTCGTAATATGTAAGTAATTTTTTGGATGGGGCGAATTTAAGTATTTCACGTTGGAATGCATCGGGTCCATCTTCTTGTAGTATTTGTTTAATACCTGCTTGAGAGCCATAATATGTTTTCCAATCTGATTCTTTAACTGCAAGTTTGTAGGATGGTCTTCTACCTACTACATGTTCCATTTTAGCGAGTTCACGTTTTCCTATTTTCATTTTTTTAGTATGATATAGGACTTTTTTCCCAATGTAAGCTTTACCTGTTGCTTTATGAGTAGTCATATAAACAAAGCCGTAAGTATTTTCAGGGAATTGAGAGATATCTCCTATTTCGTTTTGATTATAGGTCCAACTCATAAAAAAAGTGTTTAAGTATAAATATTATAAAGCATATGAAATCATAGAACCAGTATTTGGACTAGCAGGAGTACCTGGAGTTCCTGGGCCTGCTGTAAATTCAGTTGTCCAATTTATAGTTGAAGGAGTTCCTCCTCCTGCTGTTAATCCTCCATTTGCTGTTCCTCCTCCTCCCATTAAACATCTAGCAGAAGGCATATTAGTTGCTGCTGACCAAGAAGTACCATTATAAGTTTCTACACAGTTTCTAATTGAAGAGGGGGTTGAAGCTCCACCATAAGCAACTGTAGAATTTTGGGTTCCGGCTGTTACCCCACAAGCTCTAGCAATAATCATATTTCCACCACCCGACCAAGAAGTGCCATTGTATTCTTCAGTACAAGTTATAGAACTACCTGCGGTACCACCTGATTTTATTGTAGCATTTTGAGAACCTTGTCCAAAAGGAATACAAGCCCCTTGATTAGAACTAGTTCCTGTAGTCCAAGAAGTACCATTGTATTCAGAAACAGAACTAGCTGCACCATTACCCCCAAATTGTACAGCAGCATTTTGTGTTCCTGCTGCTGATAATTGGCTTTTATTGAAAGGGGTTGCCCCTCCAGTACTCCAACTAGTACCATTATATTCTTGGGTACATCTATTTATTCCACCAACTGGTGATTGATTATATCCTGAAATCATTAATCCTGCATTTTGAGTACCTGCACCCGCACCTACTTGCTGACCAATAATTAAAGCACCACCTGTAGACCAAGCACTTCCATTATACTCTTCAGTACATCTATTGTTTGGGGAAAACCCACCCATAACTGTCATAGAATTTTGAGTACCACATTTAGTACCACTTAAAGCTGCTCTAGAAACACTAAGATTTCCACCACTAGACCAATTTAATCCTCCAGGTACAGCAGGTGTACCTGGTGTAGCTCCACCCCATTCAGTAACACTAACATTGATTTGATTGCTAGCTGTATTAAACCACATAAGGCCCATAGATGATGTATTTTCAACTTTAGGTAATTCAAAAGATCCACTTATAATAGTAAACTGTAGCTCTGCCATTTTATATTAGATTTATTGATCCGGTTACTATTGAATAAGTTCCTGGTGTTCCTGGTGTTCCTGGGCCTGAAATATATTGATATGTAGCACTAGTAGGGGTAGAACCACCAGTAAATCCTGTAGCTATAAAAGCATTACCTATTTCACCAGAAGTAGCATTTCGTGTTGATGCTGGGCCTGGAGGTTGGTCGGTTGTTGTCCAAGTACTCCCATTGTAACAATACATACGAGCAAGAGTAGGAGCTCCATTGATTTGAAATGTAGAATTTTGTGATCCTTGAACTCCTAAACCTTGACCATAAGGACTATTTTGAAGTAAATTCCCTCCACTACTCCAACTAGAACCATTATATTCATTAGTACAGGCATTACCTGATATACCTGATCCAGCCTGGGATAAACCTGCATTTTGAGTACCTGCTGCCCCTACATTATATCTGCCTGCTGGGAGGTTACCACCATTAGACCAAGAAGTACCATTAAATTCTCTAGTACCCGTTAATTTAGTAGTAGTATTAGGATGAAATCCTCCAAAAGCTAAAGCTGAATTTGTTGTTCCTGTTTGACCTGCAGCTGCGTGGTAAGCTGGTAGTGCTTGTTGGGTACTCCAAGTAGACCCATCATATTCTTCTACACACAATCTACGTGAGGTTGAAGGACCAGCACCTCCTACTGCTAACGCTGCGGGTTGAGATCCTGCTATTTGGGCTCCCATTCTTCTAGCATTAATCAAACTTCCTCCGGCAGACCAAGTAGAACCATCATATTCTTGTGAGCTAGCATTATATATATTAGAAGGAGAACACGTACCCCCTGCTATTAAACCTGCGGTTGCATTTCCTGCACCTCCTGGATCATAATTTGCAGTAATTACATTTCCCCCAGTACTCCATCCTGATCCTCCTGGTGTGCCAGGTGTACCTGGAGTGAAACTACAAAAAGTATATTTTATAGAAGAAGTTGAATTTACATCAGAACCACAATTAAACCACATAGCTCCTGCTGAGCTAGTGGTGTAAGATTTATTTTGACCTAATATTAATGAGCCTGAATAGTCTAATGATGCTGAAATAAGTATTGCCATTTTATACTGCTGTTATAGTTACATATCCATGAGTTCCTACTGCTGCTGAAGTTATAATGGAAGTAACTCCACTCGATAAGTTATTTATACTACCTCCTCCTGTACCTCCAGATAAAGAATTACAAGAACATGATGGTAAACCACCGCCACATCCACCTGTATATCCTCCCCCACCACCTGCTGAATAGGGTCCTGAAGCTCCACCTCCACCAAATCCTCCATCTTTATATGATAAATTACCTCCATTAGGTAAAGAAGAATTTATTTGTTCACCACCCCCTCCACTTTGTTCATCGGTACCACCTCCAAGCCAGCCTCCTCCTCCATTACCTGAGTTTACACATCCACCAGCTACTAGGCCTCCATAACCTGTAGTAGGAACTGCAGAATTTGGAGATCCAGCAGAAGCTAAAGATCCTTGGGTTGTTTGGGCATTTCCAGCATCAACACCTGTTGATCCTCCTCCACCACCTCCTGCTATTGCTATAATAGTGCCAGTAGAATTACCTGCAATAGTTCCAAAAGATACAGCTGTTGCTCCTCCTCCTCCACCACCAGCACCACTACATGTACCAGCTCCATTAATTCCTACTTGACCTACAACTATTCTTACTACATCACCTGAGGATAAAGTGTATGTACCTGTACATCTTGCAGGTTTACCATAAGTTGAATCTCCACCACCTCTTCCTCCAGTTGCTCCTTGAATTGTGAATGAATAATTTCCATCTGAGGGGACAGTCCAAAATTGAACTCCATTATTTACAGTAAAATACCCAGATAAAAAAGCTTGACCACTATATGCGGTTTGACAATTTGATAAAGAAGGTCCTGAATATCCAGTAGTTGATGCATTAGTAAAAGTATTAGAAGTAAATTCATATAAAGAAGGAGCTGAACCTGATGAACTGGGGGAAGAATTACCTAATTCTTTAGCAATAATGCCATCACCACTCCACCCACTGTATTCAAATACAGAAGAGGAATCATTAAACCAAATATAACCTACATCTGTAGTATTAGAAGCAGTTGGAAAAACAAATGATGATGATTCATCTATTTGTAATGATTGTAACTCAGCCATTTATAAAAAATTTAATTTATTATAAATATGGTTTATCAAATAGAATTTAATATAGTGTTAATATTAAATATTTGCCTTACATCCATATAAGGACATTCATGAATATTATTTTCGAATTGGTAATCAAAAGTATATGATCCAATAAGTTGATTAGCTTTTTTAGGTAAAATTGCTTCAATATTTGCATGTAAATCATAACCAAATACTTTAGGTGAAGTACCTACCCATAATACTGTAGATT